TTTTGTCCTGCCGTTCTTGCCGATCTCCGCCCTGATTTTGATTTTCTTGGTCTGGTTGGAATACTCCCAGATACCATGCGTGTATGTCCCATCGAACCCATCACTAAAACTGAACGACCCCGGCACGATGTCCGCCCGGTCGATGGTCGCCACCGTCTTTTTCTGCTTGTAAGATTCTCGGTCATAAATCCACAGCTTCTTTGAGTACGCTTTCAGGATCAGTCCGTAGTCTTTGCAAAGTTCGTTCAGAAAAGCACTGTCCGTTGCCTTCTGCTCTCGCTTTACGATTTCTGCGTCCTTCCCATCAAACCCCAGTTCAAGCGAGTACCGCCCGGCAATCGTCTGAGCAATTTTCTTGACGCTGGTGTTTTTCCAGATATATTCCCGGTCTTCCTCCGAAAAATCGGTATCGTTTGGTTTCGCCGTGGCGCTGATGGTCATGGTGCAAGGGGCATCACTGTAGCTGATATCGTCCACCGTCATAACACCGCCGTTCATCTGCCCTTCCTGTCCTTCATCGGGCCAGTTGTGGGTAAAGAATGTTACATCCAGTGTTGAGCCTTTTGTGGGCATCCACTTATTCAGCCATTTGTCTTCCATCGCATTGATGGTCACACTCACGCTGTTGCTGTTATCTGCCGCATTGCCTTCGTAGGAAATGCTTTCGATATCCGCTGAAATATTCTCTGTGATGTCCTGTTCGTTATAGATCAGCTTCACGCTTGCGCTTCTCGGTTCCATCAGCTCACCTTCCACGGCGGCAGACTACCGCTCTGTTCCTCCGTAAGCGTCGGAGTTTTCAGAACGACCCCGGAATCAAATCTGAAAGTTCCGACCTGTTCCGGGTTTGCCTGCATCAGGATATCGGCGCAGTATTCATCGCCGTAAACTTTCTTGGCGATCACGTCAAACGTGTCACCACTCACCGTTATGTACGGCACTGTCCGTCACCTCACCTGCTGTATGCCACCTTGTTATGTTTTCTGAAATACTGATCCAAGAACTGCTCGAACAGCTTGAACAGTTCCTTCGTCTTTCGGGTCACTTCCGCCGGGTCAGCATCACCGGAAATTGTGATGTTCGGCGAGAACACGATCTGCGGCATACTGCCGTCATTGTCCTGCACGCCCAGCATTTGGCCTGCCATGCGCCAGATATCAATGTTCTGCTGCCGTACACCGCGCTGGAAGGAAATAACTGCTTCGGTTCCAGCTTCACCCGCAATAGACGGTCCGTTGGTAAAGCCGCCCTGTGCAAACTGTGGCATGGCGACTTTAGACAAGTTAAAGCCGAAGGTCTTGCCGCCGATGCCGGGCACCCAGTCCGGGACTGGCACTGAAATTTTATTCAGTGCACCGATGATGCCGTTGACGACCTTGATCGTCACAGAAACAATGCTCTGGATCAGGCTGATAATTCCCATGATGACCGGTTCCACGATGGGCAGCAGCGTTTGCACGATGCCGACCACGACTTTCACCGCATTCACCAGCGTTGTGCCGACCAACGACACCACCGATGCCAGCAGCGGAATCAGTGCAGGAAGTGCCTGCGTCGTCATGAAGTTAAAGACTTCCAGAATCAGCGGTTTCAGGTAGTTCACGCCCAAGTCTACCAGCTGACCTACAATGCCAGCCACCGACTGGATTAGCGGGATAAACATTCCGAAGGCGTTGCCTGCGCCCTCGCCAAATGTCTGCGTGATAAAATCTTTGATGCCTGCCAGTCCTTCCGGTGAAAGCGCCTGCTGAATCGTAGCGCCGACGTTCTGCACTGCGCCAACAAAGCCATCAAAAACCGCAACACCCTGTTCGCCGAAGGTGTTCTGCACAAGCCCCCGGATGTTGTCCAAGTGGTCGCCCAGAATGCTGAACAACGCGATGATGGTGCCAATCGCCACGATGACCGGACCGGTGGAACTAAGCATTCCAAGGAACACCTTGCCCATGCCTAGAAACGGCGAAGCGGCACCTTTTGCGATGCCGCCCACGTTCAGACCGCCTTTTCCAAATACCGATCCAGCGCCCGCACCTATTACCTTCAGCAGACTACCCGAACTGTTAATCTCATTCAGCACAGCCTGCTTTGCGTTTGTGGGAATATTTTTTACGTTGTGTGCCCATCCAAAGACAGGAAGCGATTTGATAAGACCCGGATTTGCGCGAAGGTCTTTGATACCTGCCAGCATTGAACCGCCAAATCCCTTTGCTTTTCCAAGGAGTTTTGCGCCACCTCCTTTTGCTTTTCCTATCCCAGAGGACAGGAAGCTGGCAACTCCTTTCACGCCTGTTTCAATTTTTGGAGCAGCGATCATGCCGCCCCATGCGGTAGCCACCGCCGAAGCGACACCCGCCACCTGCGGCCCGTTTTGGGACAGGTACTTGAACAGTGCTTCAATCTTTGGCATGATTTTGTCGATACCTTCCAGTACCGTGTCCATCAGGCTGTCGATTTTCGGCATTGCATCGGACAAGAAATCTTTCGCATACGGCAGAAGTTTCATGCCGACCTGCTGTGCAAACACAGAGACTTTGTTCGACGCAATCCCAAACATATCATTCCAGTTGTCAATGCTAGTCACGAATGCCCGGTCTGTCGCCCCGTCCACGTTCTGCAACTCGGAAAGTTTCTGCTCATACACATCCATGGTGTTCAGAATGCCTTGTGCTGCTTTCAGGTCGCGCATGGAGAACAGCGCCGCGAACTTCGTCGCATCGCCGCCTGCATACTGACCCAACTTCTTGATCGTTCCTCCCAAGCCTTCCTGCTGTACCATCGCGTATGCTGACTTGTAGCCTAGTTTTTCAACCGCTGCTGACAGCGCTTTGGATGGTTTCAGCATCTTTGTGTACAGGGTGTTCAGAGCTGTGCCCACGGTGTCGGTATTACCGATAACACCGGTCAGCGTTGCAAATCCGGCATACAATTCCTCTTGTGAAACGTGAAGGGCAGCGGCAGAACCAGACGCTTTCTGGATTCCGTTTGCCAGTTCCGGCATGGTTGTCTGTCCAAGTCGGATCGTTTCAAAGGACAGGTCGGAAACGTGGGTGACAGCCCGCGCAGAGGTGTCCCCGTATGCCTTCGTAACGGCAGCCAGTGCGTTCACTGTGTCCACGGTTTCCGCCTGACCTGCGATTGCCGCCTTCGTTGCGGTTTCCAGAATGCTTGCCGTATCGGCTGTGTCCTGGAACGCAGAAATAACCTGATAGGAACCAGCAGCGATTTCGGTTGACACCCTGCCCGTTACGCGGGAAATGTTCATCACATCCTGCGTAAGTTCCGCCGTGCGGGCTTTCGTTTCGTCTGCGGTGCCGGTCAGCAGCGTTCTGGTCTGCGCCATTGCCTTTCCCACGTCCGCCGCCTGTTTCCCGCAGGCGACCGCCGCACCCGCAACCGCAGTTGTGACACCGGCCAGCGTAGCAGCAGATGTTTTCGCAAACGTGCTGATTCCTCGCGCCAGACCGGACGTCTGCTTTTGTGCAGACTTGATCGCTGCTGTCAGCGAGTTATCGACTTTACCCGCAATGCGGATGCTCAGTTCTAGCGCGTTGCTTTTTGCCATTGCTCTTGCATCTCCTGTATGTCTTTGCAGGTTTCAAGAAATTCCGTCACCGGCATTTCCAGAAAAAAATCAATTCCGGTGTGTGTTGCCCCGGCTGCTGCAATGGCCAGCTTGCGAAGTTCCTTTGCGCCCGCGTTTACTCGAAAAAACTTGCGGCGTTCACCGCGCCGCGCACCTTCACCGCTTCATGCAGGGGCAGGCCTGTGAAGAAGTTCATCGGCTTGCCGGTCGCCCGGGCAGCCAGTGCGCAGGAGTAGGCGAAGAAGTTCTTCATGTCCACGGAGTAGATGCCGGTCTTCAGTACTTCGTTTTCCGCCTTGGAAATGTCAATACTGGTCAGCTCTTCCACGCCGGACAGGTCGATCTTGCTGACAGTTTCGCCGCCATAGCTGTAGGGCTTATCCAGAGCAACAACGCCATCCTTCGCTTCACCATCCGCCACAAACGCAGTCTGTACCATAGTGCGAACCTTTGCGCAGAGTGCGATCGGCAGGCCGTTGAAAAACTCCACCGGTTTGCCGGTTGCCCGGGCAGCCACAGCGTCGATAAACGCCTGCGACGCTTCCGGTGCATACAGGATGATTTTGTCGTCACCGGTGCCGATGATTTCTTTCTGGGTGTCGATTGCATCCTGCATGGTCAGATTTTCCAGACCGGACAGGTCGATACTCTTGTATTCCTCGTCGTCGAAGACGTAGGGCTTTTTCAGTTCGATCATGTTTTCCATTTTGGATTTCCTTTCTTTCCAAAAAATCAGCCACCCCGAACCATTCCTGGGTGGCTGTTCATCAGGTCATAAGGTTAATTGCGGCCAGCATATCGTTTCCGTTCACGCGGTAAACGTCGTTGAGCTTGTCCACAGCGATCAGCTCTTCGGCACCACACTCCATCTTGTAGCGCACAACCTCAATGGTCACGCTTGCTTCCATCTGGCTGCCTGCTTCCAGGGAACCACCCTTGAAGCCTTTGACCATGCCGCCTTCCACAATGCGCAGCTGGCGCATGGCATAGCCACCAGAACGAAGCGCCACCTGCATTGCACCGCGATAGGTGATGTTCACATTCATCCCCTGCTGCAACAGGTATGCAACGTCATTGTCGAAAAGCGCGAACGGGATTTCGTGCTCCGTCGATTCCCACTGACCCGGCGTTGGGCTGTCGATCTCGCCGCCAACGCCAGCGCCGGACATGGTGCTGGTCTTCATCTTGAATTCCGGCGTATCAACTTTTCCGGTGATGCCCAGCTTGATGCCGTTGGAGTATGCATTAAACTTTGCAACCTTGTCAGGAATATAAAGGCTACTCATGTACTGTCCTCCTTCCTCACTTGCTCATTGCAGCGGTGATTGCATTGATGTCAAACTCCACGATTTCCTCAATATCTTCCGCCGGGAGATACATTGCAACGTGCTTGTGGAAATACATCTTACCGTCCGCCAGCGTTTCGCTGGTGTTCTCGCTGCTCAGAAATTCCATTTCGTACCGTGCGCAGATTTCGGCGGAAATGTAGCTTGCGCCGATGGTGTTCTGCTGGTCGATCACCGCTTCGCGCAGGCGGGGATTCGTCCGCATATCCACGTTGCCAAAGTTCGTGAGGATGAAGTTGTTGTCGTCATAACTCAGGAATCGGCGGGCGGAAATGAAACGATCCTTCGGGTCGGTGTTGGACGGATATGCAACCGTATTGTTGCCCCAGAGACGGAATCCGTTGAAATTCAGGAAGGTAACGACACCGTTTCCGTTCACCTCATTTGCCTGATCCAGATCCAGCAGAATTTCCTCTCCATCCTCGGTGCAGATCGACGTTGCGGCAACTGCAATGTTGGACTGCGGCGGCATGGGAATACCATCGTTCTCCGCATCCTGCCGGGCGATATATGCAGCAGCAAAGGCGCTGGGGCTGTAGATTACCTCGCCCACCTTCGGGCAGCCCCACACGGATGCGCAGTTGGGAGAGGTAAGAGACTGTTTCGTCTTCTGGGCGCGCACGTCAGAATACTTCGGTGCGCCGGTGGAGGTCGTGTCCATATCCACCCAGCAGAACATACGCCAAATGCCGTTGAGCATCGTGGTCTTCGCCTGCATAATAGCGGCCACGGTCGGGTCCTTGCTGAACCAGGGCGCCAGCAGATTGCCCGGCACCATGCCCAGCTTCGGGAAAATCTGGCGCAGGACTTCCATGCCAGTTTCCTTGCCTGCCGCATTCACGCCACCAATGATGTCTGCGCCCGTCACCTTTTCCGGGGCAATGCGCTTACCGGAAACCGTGACCTGCGATTTGCCGGAACCCTTGCCGGAAGGCAGGATCACCAGTGTAACCGTGCCATCATCGTTGAATGCTGCGGTGTAGTCCTCGCCGCTTTTCAGCACCACATCGTCCGCCTTGACCACCAGTTTGTCCAGCAACAGGCCAACAGTTTCCAGCTGTGCTGTGCCGCTGTTCACCTGATAGGAGCGCTCGACCACATCTGCGGTGTGTTCGGTTTTGGTGGGGTCCAGAACGTTAATCACGATCACGGGGGACACGTTCACGATCTGGAAGGATGCAGACAGTGCACCGCAGATCGTGTAGCTTTTGAAGTCGCTGCTGTAGCCAACAAGACCTTTGGCTTCTGCCATCGTGTGGCACAGCAGCGGCACATTAGTTGCGCCGTAAGGATCATCCGCCAGATTGACCGGGGCCACGCCCACGATTACCTGAGTGCCAGCATCGCTTTCGAGCGGTGCTTTCACGCTGGACGGAATCTCACTTACATATACGCCATGACGATATGCCATTGTTCTTCCTCCTTACAGCTCTGCTCTGAGCTGTTCAAAAATGATCCGCTCTGCCGTTTTGGGCTGGCCCGGCAATGCAGGCTGTTCCATGTTGGCACGGGTCTGTGCTACCTTGTCGTAAGGTACGATAAGGCCTTCCGCCATCGGGTGCTGCTCAACAAACTTTTTCATCTGCTCCGGCAGCTCACCGGTAAAGCATGTGTACTGCCGTGCCACGCCACGGACGGAAGGTCCGCAGTATACACGGGTTCTTGCTTCGTTCTTCATACCATATCCTCTATCTCCGGGTCTGTTGCCGGGTCTGCATTCGGGACTGTGCAGGTCATTTGCACAGCACCAAAGTAGTACGGGTGATAGTCGTCCTTCGACATCTGTGCATGGATTTTCCCCTGTACGGTACACGCCCTGCCGAACCTCGGCACCGCCCTGAATCCTTTCATGATATCCGTTGCAATGTTCAGAACATCTCGGTAGCCCTGCCGTTTTAGCCCGGTGTCATACGCGCAAATGTACATCGTCACATCAACTTCCATTGGCGTGTCGCCTTCCGGCGAATCCATATCACCAATTTCTGTGATGATGTAGGGCGCAAATGCTGCTGGGGTATCAACAGCATCGTCCCGTCCTGTGTCGATGGGCAGGTCTTGTTCAAAGAAATTCAGTTCCTTTTCCCCGCCGGGTCCGCAGTATGTTTTTCCTTTGAAGATTTTTTGAAGCGTCTGGTTCAATGCAATCTGCATCATATAAGGGGTCATGGCAAGCATTTCTTCTGTCATTACCTTGCCCCCTTCTTCACTGCCGCTCTGGCAAGCGTTTTCTGGATCGACGCTTCAAGTTTCTTCTCCAAGGTGTCCTGCACATCCGGCTCTACCTGTTCCCAGATTACATGATGCATAGCCGCTGCCGAAGGGCTTCCCATGGTTTGCAGCGTTTCCACGTTGCCATCTTTGTTCCGCCAGCGCGGTGCGCCGGATTTCTTTGTGACCGTGTTATGGCTGCTGGAACCAATGACGCGCTGCACCATGCCAACGTGCCCGCTGGCAAACTCCACCAGAAAGCCTTTACTCAGGTTTCCCTTGCCGGTCAGCCGCTTCATGCTTCCAGATTTCAGAACTTTCGCTCTGAAATGTGCCGGGGCATTCGCCACATCCTGTCCGACGTAAGGTCTTGACGGTATTGTTTTGAAATAGCCCAGGTCATTTTTCATAGCATCTTTCTGGCCCGGCCCGCCGATATGCAGTTCCGCGCCCAAGTCTGACACCTTCGCCCTTTTTCTGATTTTCAAGTCGTTTAAATGGCGACGGCCGGCGCCGTTGACGGCATACCGTTTCTTTGCTTCCCGGATCATGACTTTGCGGGCATCCTTTGCCGTCTCGTTCACCGCATTGCGGATCACAAGCGGCGCTTTCTTCCCACAATTCCCCAGCGCTCTTGCTACGTCCTTCTCGCCGATCAGTTCAATCGAGAGGTCACTTGCATTGTATCGTGTATAGCTCATTGCCGTTTCCGATCTATGGTTATCACATATATGCCCTGCTGTTCATCAAAGTTTTGGATGAACAAGTCCATTCCATCAACCTGTATTGGGTTTCCGATTTTGGGTTTCTTGCCGAAGTCCTGTACCTTGACGTACAGCTTTTTGCTTGTGGAATATATGGATGTGCCGTAGCTTTGACGCACGCCGCCTTCCCAATGTCCGCTGGATTCTTTCAGCGTGTCATTCGAGATTACAGTCTTCATCTTCTGTCCGTTGATGGTATGTTCATCTGCGAAAATATCATCATCCAGAAATACGGCATCAATATCCACTTCCAGCAGTTTTTTGAAGTCTGACATTTTCTTTCCTCAAAAAAGCTATTCCCCGCCGTTCAGCGCGGCGGGGAGCTTTCGCTTTTAGTCTGCGGCGCAGACCTCAACAACCATCCAGCTGTCCACCTTATCAGGGATGGGCAGCGGGTGGGACTGAACCTCCATCAGGCGGCGGTCAGGGTGATGCTCAACATAGGAGCGCAGCAGACGGTCGGTCTGAGCGCTGACCCACTGTTTGGATGCATCGTCCAGGTAAGTACACAGGCCATAGCCCATCAGGAAGTTGGGCGCATGGTTGATGAGGATGATCTTGTTGGGGTCCACCAGGGGCTTCGTGGCCGGATGCTCCGGGTCGGTCCAGTCGTCCAGATAGTACTCATTGTAGCAGTAGATGTCCATGGACGGGTCGTTCAGGTGGCCGTAGTAGGTCAGGCCATTCGGCAGTTCCTTCACGTTGATCACGCCGAAGCCGTAGTTCTTGGTGTCCAGACGGCTGCGGATGTCCAGATCATCCAGGAACAGGTCCAGGGCCTTGCTGCCCATGATGCACATATCCACGTTGGAGAATCCGTTCTTGGAAACCTCGCGTTTCCACTCACGCAGGTTCTTCACGATCTCCGCCTTGTCAGCCCCCCACATCGCGGTGCCGGTCAGCTTCTTCGTGTTGGTAAAGCCGAAGTCGATAATCTCGTTCACGCCTTCGCCGACAATGGGAATCTGACCGGTCATGATGGCCTGGGCGCACATCCACTCCTCCCTACGAACAACCGCATCGTTCAGGCGGTTGTATTCCTCGATCTGCTTCTGCGCAGCGCGCTTGGCAGGGGTCATGCCGCTGTACAGCTCTTCGCCAGGCAGACGGCTCATAAGCTGGTCTGCCGTGGTGATGTCGTAGGGGTTAATCAGGGGCGGCTTGTAGCTCAGAGTTTCATAGCCGCTGGCAGACAGAACCTTGCCGCCCTTGCGGGGATGCACGAAAGCAGCCATGCGGCGGTCGCCCTTCACCAGATCGAAGTCGATGCGCTCTGCCGTGGAAGTCTTCTTGTTGGTAAAGAAGCTGTCACGCATAAAGGTGTGGATCGGGGGTGCCAGTCTCACAACCTCTGCCAGATAACGCGGATCATAAATGCTTACCGTATTAGGCATATTTTCTTCCTCCTTCCTTTACTTCAGGAAAATGCCGATGTTGCGGAATGCCACTTCCAGAGAAGCGGCGGTGACGCCAGTTTCCAGAGCCAGGCGGTCAGCGAAGAACTCACCCGTCAGATAGATCACAGCTTCTTCGTCAGCCTTGAAGTCCTCGGTGGCAATGCCGTACAGGGCGGCCACGCCGTCGCTCTTGCCGACGGGCGACACCTTGCCGGTGCTGCTATCCAGCTTGACCGGTGCGCCCACTTTCAGATCAGCGCCAGCCTTCTTCACCGCCGTGGTAACGCGGATGTCGGTGCCCGCCAGCAGGTATTCCGGCGAGTAGGAAAACTTTTTGACCTCCAAATCCATGCTCATGGTTCTTCCTCCTTACTGCTTCTTGCTGACTGCACGCAGGGCATCCAGGTAGATGTCTGTCTGCTGGTTGCCGGGGTCAACGCTGTTCACGCTGTTTGCGCCGCCGCTCTGTGCGTCGTCATGCAGGCCTTTGGTCTTGTCCTCTGCCTGCTTGCGGGCAAACTTGGCAACTTCCTTGGCGTACTGGGTGGCATCCATGGGATGCTCACCGTACAGGGCATCCTGCATGGTCTTTTCCATGCCAGGCATGGTCATGTCCTGAATGTCCTTGATGCGGGCACGCTCACGGTTGATGGCATCCACGGCGGCGTCCTTTTTGATCTCGTTGACCATATCCGGGTACGCCTTCACCAGGTCGTTCTTGTTTTCGATAGCCATTGTTCTTTCCTCCTGTGTTCCGGTCTTTCCCGGATTATTTGCGGAATTAGAAAAGCCGCCGGGCTGTTTGCCCATGCGGCTTTTTACGAAATCAGGGGCCTTATCAAACGGCAGGCCCATCCCGATGCTGTTTACGAACAGCACACCGTTTCTATTTTCGACAACTGCATCCGATTCTTCATCGTCCACTTCGTCGATGAAGCCGTTCTCCTTTGCCTGGGCGGCTGTCCACCAGTTCGTTTCATCCATCCACTTGCCGCACTGATCCGTACTCTTACCGGTTTTCTTGGCGTATAGTGCAACGATGTTTTCGCGGATGGTGTCCAGCGCTTTCAGGCAGTCGCGCATATCTTCTGCTGTCAGGTAGTCGCAGACGCCCATGCTAGCAGGATGGATCATGTAGCAGCTATCCGCCGCCGCAATTACCTTGTCTGCATGGCAGGCAATGATCGTGGCCGCGCTGGCGCACAGGCCGTCGATGTGAACCGTCACCGTCGCGCTCGACCGTTCCAGCTGGTTTCCGATTGCCTGCGCAGCGAACACGTCGCCGCCACCGCTGTTGATGTACACCGTAATTTCCTGCACATCGCCCAGCGCGGCAAGATCGTTCGCAAACTGCTTCGGCGTAACTTCATCGCCCCACCAGCTGCTTTCAGAAATATTGCCGTAAAGCAGAAGTTCCGCTTTCTGGCCGTCTGCCAGATTGCGGAACTTCCAGAAGCAGTTATTCTTTTTGGGTGTCTGCGGGTTTCCCGCCTGATTCACGATTCGGTTCGTTCCCTTTTGGGGCGTTTCCTTCATTCGCAATGTCGTCCACCTCCTTTTTCATTCTTGCTTCAATGACACGCTGGCGGATGTTCGCTGCATAGCTGCCGCCGTTCATTGTTGCAGTTTCCTGACCCGCTGTCGAGAATCCCGCTGCAACGCGCTTCACAGCGGCATCCACCTCCTGCACCGGGTTCAAGTTAGTTCGCGCCGGTCCATTCCATGTGCAGGATGTATACGCTTTTCGGATTGCCGGATCATCAAAGAAACCCGGCGCTTTTACTCGTCCGGTCGCAACAGCTTCCGTCAGCCATTCTTCATAGATAGGCTGGCAGAAGTCGTCCACAAACCAGCTTCTTTGCATATCGCAGGTGCGCCAAAATTCGTTCAGTGCACCACGCGCCGCGCTGTAACTCGTCGTGAACTGCTTCATCAGCACTTCACTGGGGATTTCCAGTGCCGCCGCGATCTGCTTGATGATAGCGGCAGAGAATGCGTCAAAGCCCGTGTTCGGGTGCTTCGGGTCTGCAAATTCCACCTTCTCGCCTTGGTTCAGGTCGATGATTGCACCAGACCCCAGCTCAATTGTGCCACGGTCTGCCGCATCGATCTGCTGGTTCGGCGGGATCACCTCGCCCAGTGGACGGCCAATGGACGGGTTATCTTTTGTGATAAACACCGTAAACATCGCCGAAATGACTGCGGCTGTGATCTCAGCATCCGTGTATCGTCCAAGCTGTTTCAACGCTTCCAGTACCGGTGCCAGCAGCGGCACGCCGCGCCGCTGCCCGGAACGTTCCCGGTTCATGATGTGCAGGATGTTTCTGCGTCCTGTGGTTTCACCGTAGGCTTCCACACGCTGCCATTTCAGCGGTTCCGGCAGAGCGTACAAACTTGCCAATGGGTGCTGATTGCAAATCCAGTAAGCAATAACCATACCGTTGCCGTCCGTCTCTACGCCCTGCACAATGCTTTGCACGGACACGTTATCCACCACACACGGTGCCAACCGGTCATCCTGATCCGGGCTGCACACCCGGTCACCTTCGATCAGCTGCACACGCAGGTCATACGGCTGTCCAACACTGTGCCGCATCGGCAGCACAGCAAAAGCATCACCGTTCATCATGTAGGCAAGGAAGGCCAGCTGTTGCAGCTTGTAGAAATTATCCACCCGGTCGGCATCGCAAAGCGGGCTGTCTGCCCACAGTGAAAATTCCCGGACGATCTGCGTTTGCAGGTCATTCGCCTGCTCCGGTGTCATGTTCAGAAAGTCCGCGTCAATCTGCGGTGATGGTGTCAGGCCGCTTGCAACAACATTCGTGCGCATCGTTTTCAGTGCGCCGGTTGCGATTGGCACACCCATGTAAGCGTCGCGGCTTCTTTCGCGCAGCGTTTTGAGGTTATCTTCGATATCCTCTTTCGCACTTCCGCCAGCAAACAGCCAGCCGCGCATGGATTTCTTGGTCGTACTCGCGCCGTAGTTCCCATAGCCGGAGTTGATGAAGTGCAGGCTTTCCCGCGCCACCGCCCGGCGCAGGGCGCGCTCCGGGGCAACAGCGGCAATTGCACGATCCATGAGGTTCATTTTGCCCATGCTGTCCTCCGTCAAATATCACGCGGCACAAACCGGTACATTTTGTTTCTTCCAGCCGTTGCCGTCGTTTCCAGTTCTTTCACTTTGTTGTTCCAGTATTCGATCTCGCCACGGACCGTGTAAAGGTCGGCACGGGTCAGGCGGCGGTCGCCGATGGAGTAGCCCTGTCCACTGGCAATCTTTTCTTCCGCTTCCATCCAGGTTTGAAGTTTCGCTTCTGCCTGTTCCAGCGTGATTCCTGCCATTTATCCAATACCTCCCGATACAATTCTTCGTCCTGCCGGATGCTGAACCGCCAGCATTTCCGTTTCCGCGTCCGGGTTTTCCAGCACCGGGTTTGCAATTTCCAGTGCGGCCAGCGCGTAGTCTCGGCAGTCCAACGGCTCGTTGCGGTGGTAGTTCGGGTCTTTCAACTCCCACGCCGTCGTGGGTCTGCCCTTCTTCCAGCGCACAACTTGCTTCTCTGCCGTTAAACCCTTGAAGTAGGTTTCGTCATATCCCGCCGCTTCATCCAATGGGAAGTGACAATAGTTCGGACCCGGTGTCTGAACGTTCAAACGTTGGTATACCATGGTCTTGCCGTTATCAACGCCGATGGTGTACAGCGGTACGCCCACACGGTTGCCGGTTGACGGCTTCGACACGAACACCGTTTCCACACCGCCGCGTCCCTTGATAGCGTAGAGGTGACGCTGCCAGCGTTCCAGACAGAAGCGGTAAACCGCATCCGTATGGTGTCCGCCGGTGTCCATTGCCGCCGCAAGAATATTCATCACCGCTCCATCTTCTCTGCGCCAGCGTGTTTGTAGGAAATTATCAAGGTCTTCCCAAATCTGAGGTTTAAGTGGGTCGCCGTATATCTTCTGATATCGGATGCCCCAGCTTTCCTTGCCAATTCCCCAGCCCACCAGTTCCAGCTCGAAACGGTCGTCCTGAACATCGATGCCGCAGGTCAGCACCAGCACGCCAGCCGGTACGGTTGCCGGGTACATTTCACGGCGGCTGTACAGTGCCATATCGTCCGCGCTCTCGCCGCGCTCTTCCCAGGTTTCCCCAAGTTTGGTGTTGACCCATGCCTTCATCAACTCGGGGTTGCCATGGTCGAGTGCTTCTTTTGCGGAAAGAAATTCCGTAACGATGCCGGACCATGCACAGAACGACGATGCAAGGACATTCAGGTGAAAGCCGCGCACCTCCCGTTCCGGGTGTAGTGCAACGTACCTTCCCTTCCTGCCCTGTGCTTTCCAGCGATATTCACCAGCAATGCAGCCGCAGTATTCGCACCGGTACTGCACACCGCCATGCGGCCAGTTCTCCCGGTCAAAAACCACATTTGCCCAGACCAGCGGTTGATACTCACCGCATTCCGGGCACGGCACCGTCCACTCTTCCATCGTGCTTTCCAGCCAGGCTTTTTCAATCCTGCTGGTGCCCTTTATGGTTGGCGTGGAGACAAGCACCGTTTTCTTGTCCCAGTATGTTGTCTGTCGGGTTCTTGCCAGCGTCAGCGGGTCGCCCTCGGTGCCAGCCGATGCCGGATATCGGTCCACCTCGTCTGCCAGAACAAACTTGATTGGTCGGGATGCAAGCCCCGCCGGGCTGTTTGCTCCAACGATGGTGACGTGTCCACCCGGAAATGCTTTCTGCATGATCGTATTCCCGGAGAAGCGGCTCTTGGCATCGACCTTTCTTCGCAGTTCCGGGGTATCGCGGATCATGGGTGCCAGACGGTCTTTGGAAAATGTTTGTCCCATTTCTACCGTTGGCTGCATTACCAGCGTCGGTGCTGGGGTGTAGTCAATCGCATATCCCAGTGTGTTCAGGATGATTTCCGTCTTCCCGATCTGGGATGATGTCTTGACCACCACCATGCGGATATGTGGATCACCAATGGCATCCATCACGGCGCGCTGATACGGCGCATTGTCCGTGTGCCACCGCCCCGTTCCTGCGCTAGCTTCTGGGGACATTCTCCTGTATTTATCCGCCCACTCGCTGACCGTCAGCTTCGGCGGCGGTTTCAGTTTCAGCAGCACCCGGGCAAACATTTCCTTCACTTCCGGGGCTACCTCTACAGTCTTCCTTTTCTTTGTCATGGTTCACGCACCTTGGCAGCGGGCAATACACCTGCTGCTCATTCAGTTCGTACCCCCATTCACAGCCAGCGCACGGGTTTTTATCCCGTGTCTTTTTCTTCCGCTTCTTCATTTGCCCCATCCTCCGGTTCTGCCAATGCTTCTTCGGCGTGGCTCAGAGTTTCCAGAGCTTCTTCCAGCTCCGCTTGGATCAGGTCTTGCACCTGCTGTTCGTCGCCTTCCATCGCCACAACTGCGGGTGCCAGTTTTTGCGGCAGCGCCAGAATGCGGGAACGAAAGTTCATCATCATAGCGGAGTAGGCTTTTTCCACATCGCCCACTTCCAGAAGTTCAGCCTTCCTTACCCGGTTTTCCGTTTCTGCCGCAATTCTTTTTTCTTTGGTCAGCTTGGCTCTTTCATCGTTCAGGTCAGCTTTGCTCCCTGCGCCAATGTACTTAATGTAGCGTGTCATGGTGTCCACCAGGTCATACAGCCCCGGTCTTTTTTCCCGGATCACGCCTTCATCCCTCAACTGCCGCACACGGCGTTCCGTGAGGTTCAGGTGTTGCGCCACAACCTTACTTGTGTAAAGGGTCATTGTCTGCATCCTCTTCCGTTTCATCCGGCACATCGAACGCGCCAATTGCGCGGGCCTTTGCAAATTCTATCCGCTCACGTTCCAGCTTCATGCGGGCTTCGGTTTCTTCTGCCTGCTGTAGCTTTCCGATGATCGTTGCGATTCTGCCCTCCACCTTGTTCAAGGCTTCCTGCAAATGCATCTTTCTGGTGAATGCGCTCTCCTTTGAGTACATTCCCATATTCTGATTTGCGCCGTCCTGTTTTGTGCCGTTTACTTTTCCTGGCACTCGCATATCAAGCAGCGTGCTGATGTAAAGTTCATCCTGATCTGTGCTTTCCAGTACAGTAATCTGGCTGAGGATTCTTTTTTCCTGAACTTTCAGAATACCAAGTTCTTCCCGGAGTGCTTTAACGGCAGTCTTCGGTGTCTTGTCCATGATGAACTTTTCATCATCCGTCAGCTGATCGAAGAACACCGCCGCATAGCCGCCGTGCTTCTGGGCATTCTTGTTTCTTGGTGGCGCACCGCCGCCGGGGTTTCCCTCTGCATTCTGGTTCCCGGGCTGACCGCCGCGTTTCTTTTTCGGCGGAATTTCCAGCTCGTCCCACTTTTCTTTGGACTTCCACCGGCGCACCGTGTCATAGTTCACGCCGATATCTTCTGCCAACGCCGCAAGATTCACCGCGCCGTCTTCTCGCATACGGCGTAGGTATTCTTCGCGGGCGGCATCTTTCTTGTCGCTCCGCCTGGGCATTGTGCATCCTCCAATAAAAAATGCCCCACCGGGCGCATCCGGCAGAGCATTATATTTGCGGGTCGCTTACGAATTGTAAGCAGCTCTGTATAACAAAAGCCCCACGGCATCGCTGCCGCCGGGCTTTGTCAAAAATCCACTGTACCAATTATAGCAGAAAATCAGTATCATGGAGTATCATCTTTTGCCTTCCCGCCTTTTTTGACCCCCGGGGAACTTTTTTCCGGGGGTCTGCCGGAAATGGAAAATTTGCATTAAAATCTAGCGAACTTTTGCGCTGTTGGACCCGCTAATTAGCGCGGGCGCGCTCGCAGTACCTCGCGCCCGCGCGGGGCGGCCTCGTCGGTCTGGCGGTAGGCGGGCTGAACTGGTGACAGCCTGTCACCGATTCGGCCCGGCGCGGGGCGGGCGGCTGTGCTGTGTGCCAGGTCAGGAGAGCAGGCAGGGCGGGCGGGTACCTGCTGCCGGTGTGGATCAGGGCGGCGGCGTGGTCTGCTGTGCTATGGATCAGGCAGGCGGGCGGCGTGATCCGGTGCAGTCTGTGCAGCAGATCAGCAACCAGCGCGGCGGATCAGCGCGGGCGCTGGTGCCCGATGTGCTGCGGATCAGGCAGGGCGGCGGGCGTGGAGCGGGAAAAAAGAAGCAGGCAGGGCGCGCCGGGTGCGGCGTTGTCCTGCCTGCTTTGCTGTGTGCTGCTGCGATCTTCCCGCCCCGGCACCATTTCACGGAACGCCGCCGGGGTACTGTTTCACGCTTTCCCGGGGCGGTACTTTGCGCCGCGCCGGAGGGGTCAGACCTCCACTTTACCGGGTAGTGCTCTATGTGTAGGGCTAGAACTTAGTGAGCTATAGCCTCCCCAGTAACCCCCTATAGTCCCCCTTCTTCCCCGGATTCCGCCGGGGTGAATCCATCGCGGGCCATTCTTTCGGCGCAAGCCTGCAAAATATAGGCCTGCACGCTTTGCCCAGCGGCAGCAGCTGCGGCGCGGATTTCTCCGCCGCGATCTTTCGGCGGGCGAATCTGGATTGAATCGCATTTTGCAATATATCGGCTATTTGTGATTTTCTTTTTCTCTGAAATTGGCATTATATCATCCCTTTCGCGCGCGTTTATTATATTATAGCAAATCAGCCTGCATTCCGCCATGCAAAAATGCACAAGCATTCCGTCATGTTTTTGTGCAAAAAGTAGATTGCATTCCGTCATGCTTGACAATGGCATTCCGTCATGCTAAGATAATGCCACAGCAAGCGCCACGGCAGACAGCCGGACGCAATCCGAACAAAACCAACGATTGCAGGAGGATTTTATCATGCGTAAGCTCAACAAAATTATCACCACCGCCGCAATGGTCGCCGCCATTCTGGCAGGCTCCGCCCCGAAAGCCGCCGCGACCGGCTGCCCCTACACTGTCGGCCCCCTGGGCCGCTACATCGCCCCGGCCATTGTGCAGGGCATGACCGCCACCGATGACGGCGCGGTTGAAGTCTGGTGCACCGACGCGCTGGACGGCGACGACTGGTATTTTCTGGTGGATGCCGAAACCGATCTGCGAATTTATGACCGGGTGCAGCTGGTAGTTGATGCCAACGGCACCCCGGACAATTTCGCAGATGACAAAGTGATTGATGCACTTTACTGCCACGACTGCGAGAACGTGGAAGATTGAACCAAAAGGAGCATAACAACATGATGACACTTGAACAGATCCGCCAGCGCAACAAGGCAGAGAACGCCGCAGCCCGCCGCCTGCAGGCCGCCGGGTATCGGCTGGAAGGATGGGACCCCCGCACTGGGCAGCGGATTGCCGCCCAGATCACCGGCGAGAACACAAACGACGAGCGCCGCACGTTCTACAGCTTTCCCACCTGGCAGGATGCTGCCGCCGCTCTTTTGGACTGAATGCCCCGGATGCTCTAGCAGGGTTGCACCGTAAAGCAGCCCCGCCCCAGCCGCAAGGCACACAACACCCACCGCCCAGGGTAAAGGGCAGAAAGAAAACACATGAAAAAAATCATCAATGGCCGGATGTACAACACCGACACGGCAAAGCGGCTGTGCAGTGCAGACAATGGCGGCAGTTGCCGCGACTTCTCCCACTGGGAAGAAGAGCTCTACCAGAAGAAAACGGGCGAGTTCTTCTTGTACGGTGAGGGCGGCCCCGCAAGCAAGTATTCTCGCTCCTGTGGTCAAAACGAGTGGTGCGGCGGTTGCGATATTACCCCGATGACCGAACAGCAGGCCCGCGAGTGGATGGAGCAGAACGCCACCGCGGACGAATACGTTGAAGTTTTCGGAGAGCCGGAAGAGTAACGACCGGCGCGGGGTTCGCATCACCTGCCGGGGCGATCTGGTCTATATCATCACGGCATACACCGCGTTCAAGCTGCCCTCTGTCCTGTATGCCGACGTGATCCAGCCCGTGACATTCCGCGAATGCCCCGCCGACGGCGTGACCATCATTTCCGCCCAGTATGGTTTTGAGGTGGAAGAGAACGCGCCGGATCTGGTGGACATCTTCAAGCGCCACGCCCCCAACGAAAAGCCCGTGGAGCGCACGCCGTTCTTGCAGGACATTCCCACCGGCAAAAAGAAGAGCGGCCTTGCACGGCTTTTCCACATCGGGACAACGCCCATCTTGATAAATGCCGACTACGACAGCATGGTGAACCCGGTGCAATTCACCTATCACGGCACGACGCGCGGCTATTCCCCCGTGTACGCTGTCAGTGCCAGCGATCCGACAATCTCCGTCATCATGCTGCCCATCAAGCCCACCGCAGAAGTGGAAACGCTCTGCAAGAAAATGTTTTCCGAATGACCCGCAAGGCCGACGGCATCCCGCCGCCGCTGGTGCAAGCCCAGCCGCCCCGCCGGGGCGGGCGCTCATGGGCCCACACCCAGACGCAACAGAATAACAGGAGGTTTTACCATGTCTTGCATTCAACTTTCCGAAAAGCACATTGCCACCGTCGCTCACGGTCTGGCATTCATCCTCAACGGGGCCGGCGGTATGTGCCACCTTGCCGCATCCTACGAGCTGCCGGAGTTGTCCGACGCTCTGAACGCCTGCCGATATCCGCACGACTTTCTCTTTGATGACCGCAAGATTTACGCCGTTCTCTACAAGCTGAACGATGCCGCATACACTGGCCGCTACCACTTGGAGACAGCCGACGCCGAAGATTTTCCCACCATGCCGGCCATCTTTCCGCACCTGCTCCATCTTCTCGACTGGGATGCAGGGCGCTATACAATCGACCGCGATTTTTACGCATTCACAAAGCTGCTGGACAGTTTCATCTACCAGTGCAACGAAGATGCAACCCGGAACAACCCCGTTCTAAAAGCTCTTTCCGGCACTTCCCGCGCACTGTATGCGTTCATTGTCCAGAATGCCGCCGAATATAACAACGCCGAATGGATCATCTGACCCGCCCCGGACACCTCAGCAGGGCCGCACCGTAAAGCGACCCCGCCCCAGCCCGCAAGGGCAACACGAAAACCGCAAGCCCTACCAGGGCGAGCGAAACGCTTTGAAAACTGAATATTGGAGGTTTACACAATGGCTATTATCAACGAATCCGCCGCCCGGCTGGCAAAGCAAATACGCTCTTTCGATGACTACAAGGAAGGCAGCGCCACCGCCAGTTACAACGCCCAGTGCGCCGAAGCCGCCGCGATTCTGGAAAAGGTCAAGGCAAAATGTGCCACGGATGAACAGCGGGAGCGTGCCGAATACCTGTATAACCGGTATTGTTCCGTTCTGGCTGAAGCCATCAACCGGGACAACGAGATCGGCACCCGGTGCCCGTCCGTGCTGGTCTGCGGCGCTGGCAACTTCCCGACCCGCAAGAAGGAAAAGCAGATTGCAGCGTGGGACAAGAACATGGAGAACTTCCGCAAGGCAGACCACTATTTGGATATGCTCAAACGTGCCCACACGCTGGCTGTTAAATCCGATGATCCCGAAGTGCTTGATTTTCTCCGGGCAAAGCTGGCCGGACTGGAGGAATCGCACGCGCTCATGGTGTCCGCCAATGCCTACTACCGCAAGAACAAAACGCTAGAAGGCTTTGAAGGCATCCCCGCCGATACCATGGCATGGATCACCCGCCCTGGCGCGTATCTGCCCGGTGGCCGCAACGGTGACGGTTCCCCCCTGGCTTTCTACGGCAAGCCCTTCCCGACCTACGAACTTACAAACAGCAACGCCAACATCAAGCGAGTAAAGCAGCGTATTGAAACTCTGGAAGCTGTCAAAGCATCTAAGCCGATTGAAGAGGAACGCGACGGCTACACCTACCGGGAGAATGCCGAAGCAATGCGTGTTCAATTCCAGTTCGACGGCAAGCCGGACGACGAAACCAGGGCACTTCTCAAGCGCAACGGGTTCAGGTGGGCACCGTCGCTGGGTGTCTGGCAGCGCCAGCTTAACGACAATGGTAAATATGCCGCCCACCGCGTCATGGAAGCTCTGGACGGCCAGCAGTAAAACGGATACTCTGACGGGGTTGCACCGTAAAGCAGCCCCATCCCAGCCCGCAAGGGCAACACGTCACCGGCCCCGGTATCTATATACCCAGACCGGCAAATCTAAAAACTCGAATCCCTACCGGGACGAGCGATAATACATAACACGGAGGTACCCCACATGAAACTCAAAGAGACCCGCATTCTTGACGCTGAGGGCGCACGTTACGCCTGCATTGCCAACGACTACTGCACCCGCTGCGACTGCGAAGAATATGACCGCATTCTGGCCGACGCGGACACGTCCAGCTGCAAACCAGGCGGCATCACGGTTGACGATCTGGCCCGCATCGCCGAAGCGATCAAGGCCGTTAGCGAAACGGATGACGATGTGCCTGCTATCGCTTTTGCGCTTTCCCGGCGCACCATGTCCCATTTTGAGCAGGTCTGAATCATCCCGCCCCGGTAGCCCGCCGGGGCATCTTGTGTTATACTGCTCCTGCTTAAAATATGCGCTTTCGAGTGATTATGTGTTCAAAACGCGCATATTTGTATCAAAATCCGGGTTAAGTGTTCAGAAATGAGGTGTTTTTGTGAGTGAAATGGAGTTCTTTGCTCCTTGGCGACTTGTTGCCAGCTTTGCAGACGGTAGCCGTTTGTTATTCGATGGTTTGACCGAACAGCAGGCAAAAGCAGCCATGGAGAGCGCCCAGCGGGAGCACGGCTGTATTTCGTGGTGGGATCATGTGACAGACCTGAATTACGAAGATGGTCGTTACTACCGCACCACGCCAGAGCCGCCCACGATCCACGTCTTGAAAATTGACGAATAAAGAAATACCCGGTAGGCCATACAGCCCGCCGGGTATTTCTTTGCTCATTTTTCATTGTTTCGGGTATTCGTGTTTGTTTCCCATCGGCGTTTTTGCGTTTTGCGGAAATGTTTCACATACGCGTAATGGTTTCCGGCCGAATTTGCCTTTATATCATACGCGCGAAGGTGAAACGCTTTCACGTTTTTCGTAGACCCTTCCGGGGTGCAGCGTTTGCATTCTCTGAGCTTGTGCGCTTTACTTACGCGCATTATACGCACGCGCACGGATTTCTTCCGCCTGCGGCATATCGTCAAGGCTTTCAGCAAGCCGCACCAAGGCTTCTGCTTTTATCCGCTTTGTGTGCGATACGCTGTACCCGATTTTATGCGCCGTTTCCTCCGAACTGTGGCCACGCAGCCATAATTCCGAAATCACTGTTGTGTACACAGTCTTTAGTGACCAGATTTGTGCGCGGATCACAGCAAAGTCCCCACGCAGCACCACTTCTTGTACTTCCAGTTCCCGCAAACGGTCAAGGCTCCCCAGTTCTTCGGCTCTCTGGGCAATGTCTGCCGTGCTGTCGCTGTGTCCGCTTCCGTGCGGCATTCCGCCGTACTCAATGCCGCGCAGACAGTTCAGATCGCCTTCCAGCAGGTCTTTTTCTGCCGCAATGGTGCGCAGCTTCTTTTGGATATCCGCCGCGTAGTCCAAAACCATTTTTGCATCTTCAATCCGCATCTTCTGCGCCCTCCTGCGGCTCTGCCGTTACTGTTTTTTTGTGGTATCTGCCTTTTTGGCTTCCAGCGCCGCCTTTCGGCGGGCTGCCTGCTTTTGCCTAATCTGTAAACCCAGCGACTTTTTGAAATACGCCGGGAGCGGCTTTTTCTTAGGCTTCCCCATGTTCTACACCTCTTTTCTGCGGTTTATCTTCCCAGTTCGACAATAGCGCCTAGGCTTTCGATATCCGCCTTCGTTGCCCGGCGCTTTTTCAGTGCGGCAAAAATCATGCTCTTGTTTTCTGCGTAAAAGTTTGCCCCGACCGCAAAATACCGCAGTTCCGGGTTAAACTGCTGCCGAATGCGCAGGCAGAAGATCATGTGACCATCTACCGGCACATCCAGCTCATAGACCGCGATCTGGCCGGTTTCCTTGCTGATTTCGCGGCAAAGAAACACCGCGTTTGTCTCAAGCCTTGCCTTTTCTTCATCTGTCACAGCTTTTCGCTCCTTCCTGCCTGTTTTGCAAGGCGTTTCCACTCCCGGATTTCATCCTTGCTGTCCGGCGTGATGATTTCTGTGAACTTATAGCCTTTTGGCTCTGCGATCAGGTCAATAAACAACCGGCGGCGGTAAATGTAGTCCCGCTGTGCCCGCCGGGTGAATTTTGACTTGATTTCCACCACTTCCACCGTGCCGTCAGCATACACCAGCACATAGTCTGCCGTATACCGCGCCGCTGGCAGTTTCACATTGCCATACTCCTTTGCAGGTAGCAGAGGAAAGGCAACGTGCGGCGTTGCCTTGATGATCCTGCCGGATTCAATGCCCGGCACCACCACGGATATGTAATACTCGTACTCTCCCCGGCTCTCGAAAGTTCTCCCGATTTTCCCAGCAGACTTTGCCGCATCCGCCAACGTCTGCTGCGCCGTGGTACACTTTCCCCTTGTTCGCCGTGCGATTTGTGCTTCTGCCTGCGCCCGGTAGCGCGGCGGCAGGTCTTCAAGGTTCAGCCTTGTGCTCATGTCTCCCCCTTTACCATTTCCGGCTCAGAATGGCATAGCATTGTGCTTCCGTTACTTCCCAGCCGTCTTCCCGGGTTTGGTCGGACTGGTGCAGTTCCCCCGGATCGTAAACAACGCTCTTTTCCAGTTTCCAGCCCGGGAAACGCTGGCTCCACCAATAGGCGTCATTCTGCATATCGCCGCAGGCGTCCCGAAGTTGTTTTCTACTCCACTTCGTGTCATTTGGTACCTGCTCTTCCGGCAAAATCAGGTTTTTGGTTTCGATGCAGACACGCTCTGTGTGGTTGTAGATATACCCGACCGTTCCGTACTTGCCTTGCGTTGTCTGGTCTGTTCCCAGAATTTTTTTCATGTCAATGCGATCCGCATTCATGGTTCCCAGACTTTCATACTCGTTTGTTCCGGGAATACGGCGACGCCAGAGGTCTTCCAGCATTTCGCGCACTTCGCGGCGGTCGATCTGGTCAAGCCCGATGCACTCTACAAAGCCGTGCATATGTAACCGGCCATCTTTGCCCTTGCGCACAGCCCAGAGCATCATTTTGATTTTCTCCCGGGCAATCTTGAACCGCTTGCAGATTGCAGCAATTACACGGCGCTTATAGTTCTTTGTTTCCCGGACGCATCCCAGAAAGTCGTCCGGCAAGAAAACTTCTTCAAACGTCCCGGAAAGGAAGAACCCGTTCTTCGTGAAGTTCGCAACAACCTTTCTTTGCTTTTTCCGCAGGGAAGACATCTTGTTCCGGGCTTTCTGTCTTTCGCCGGATTTTTTCTGCTTCTTCCCTCTGGTGTTCCGTTCCTGCGGGGTAATGGCGTAGAGACACACAGCCATATAACTATCACCACAGATAATCTTTTTTTCTCTGATATAGTTTCTGCGCATCCCTATCACCTCCTGCCCCGGTCAACTTCCTGTGTTTATTTTTCTTCTGTGGACCAGCACAGTCACAGAAATAACGGGTATACAAGCTCCCTAAAGAGGACTTTCGCCCCTTTAGGTTATGCTTTTTGCCATTTTCTGGCAGTTAGTCTTTCGGTGCCGCCGGGTAGTACATCCAGTGCGTTACATTGCCGTGTTCATCGAATCTGTCATCTTGGCCTTCAACAAACCACTGCCCGGTTCCGTCGTGAATTTCATAGTGTGCTTCATGCTGAGTGCCATCTGCGCAATGTGCCCAGACCTTCATACTGGTTTCGCCGGAGTAGGTTTCATTCCCATCATTCCAAGTTTCATTGTGGGTGGGCGGCGGATCACTCGCCCGCCGCCATTCCTGCACTTCCACCTTCGGTGCATCGTCCAACTCTTCAAGACAAGCTCTGAACGCCCCCCGAATCATCGCATCCACAACCGCATTTCCCGTGTTAGTTGCCACGATTCCCAGCAGAATATTATTTCTGGCCGGCAGGGCATCAATTATCATTCTTTCGCTCATTTGCTTTTTCCTTTCTTGCAGCGTGTCCCATATCAGAAAGATTTCTCTTCTTTGCTGCCACGCTTCGGATTTCTTTTCTGCATTCCTTGCAGTAGTGGGTGTTCGGACCGGCTTCATAGACCTTTCCGCACCTTTCGCAGATTTCTTTAACCATTGTTTTCTGCCCTCCAAAATTTAGTCATCGTTTCGGAGTACAGCTTGTAGCACTCCGGGCAAAGGTCAGTGTCTTTGATTGGCCCTTCTTTCCACTCCCTGAGAGCTTCCGAATAGCCGCTTTTGTACCGATCCAGCATTATTTCTTTTTTGCAACGATCGCAAATTCTTATCTCGACATCTCTTCTCACTTTTTTGTTCTCCCGCCTTTTGCTTTCTTTTCATCATGCTTCGGCTCATGATCTGCTGTGGTTGTCAGCTTCACAGTGGGTTGCGGCTGATCCGACCGGTTCAGCGGCTTGTCAAAGCTCACATTCGTCCATTCGCCCTCCGGCTTATCGTGCCACGCCAGCGCATGACGGATACCCAGCCAGACCTGTTCTGCCCGGTACGGAATGCGCATACCGTCTTCGATAAGTGGGTGACAGGCAAACATCTGATAAGCTCTATCCATGTCGTCCTGCATCATGTTCCGATTTTCCAGTGCCCGGTAAAAATCTTCTTTTTCGTCCTCTGCGTTTTTGAATCGCTTTGCATCCATATCGGCATAGTGCTTCGCCATGCAGAGGTCTTCCGCCAGATCATTGAACTGTCCCATGTGCAGGCGCAGATACATCTCGCAAGCAGCCTGCACAGCTTCCGCCACCGGGCGGCTCATTGTCACCGTGACGGTTTCGACTTCCGCCGGGGTGTCTTTTTTCTTGTCCATGCTGTCCCCTCAAATTCTTACAGGCGGCGCTCCGTACCCGTCGCGCACCACTATGCTGTCTTTTTCTGAAATGTACATCCACGTCTTGAATGGGAAATTTGCAGCCGGAATGCCTGCTTCAAGAGCGGCCTGTTCCAACATCACGCATGGCCCATAGTCACACCCAACGGAGATTTTTGTCCACGCCTTTGCTTCTTTCTCAATCCTCATTGCCAGTTCTTTTTTGAAAACTTCAACCTGTTTCTTTGAGATTTTCTTTGCCGTAGAATCCGCAAGGAGACACGTCACAATAGACGTGTAGCCGTTATCCCCATTGCTATGCGGCTGGTTGGCGGTCACTTTTTCCACCCACCAGTTGACGGCCTTTTCGATGGTTTCTTTGGTCAAAGTCATGATGCTTTCCGCCTTTCTTTAGAGTTCTCTTATCTTCTCCGGCCACCGGCGCTGGCTCCGTTCCAGCTTGCAGATCATCGCCGCCAGCTGGATTGCTTCAACCGCCATGTGCACGGCATGATACTGCATTTCCTTCAGGTCTTCTTTCGGGATTTGCAAATCTCCCTTTACTTCATTCCACAGCCGGTATTCGATCCACTGATTCAGCAGATAGCGCTCCGTATCTGCTTCGCTCATTTCCTCCCGGACCACCGCCCAGCCTTCATGTGCACTATGGAACATCGGAAAATTCTGGTTTGCGGCTCTCAGCTCCTTTTTGACCAGCAAACGGACATCTTTTTCTACAGCATCCATTATTTTTCCTCCCGATTTTTAATCTGTTTGGCTTTTTCTGCGACTATCAGGGCGGCCAAGTCCTGCGAGTCATCGTGCATCTTTTCGATGGTTTGTTTTTGCTGTCTGGACATCAGCTCCGCTATGATTTCGTCCAGATCATCCGCCACGTTGTCCTTGATATTCATAGGCGCAATCAGTGCCCGAAGGATCATGCCGTCCTTCACGGCATAGATGAACCGTTGCTGCTGATTGGCGGGGCGTACACAAATCTGCGCAAATTCCTTGTTCAGTTCGCCTTCCACAGGTTTCAACAGTTCCGACCGGATAAATCCAACGCTGCCGTCAGGATTTCGCAACGCGATAAGCTCTTCCCCGTTGATAACGATCCGGGTCTTGATTTCAGAGGTGGTTCCTTCATGTTCCGGTTCATCGTCCCACCTCACGCCGTACAGCTTGCCATCCATGGTGTACTCTTCGTGGTAGAAGATATTTTTCATCTTCTTCTGCGGAATGCCCAGCATAGCGCCCAGCTCTCCCGCGTCCTGTGTTCTGGGATAGCCGTCCATGCAGTAAAAGGCACTTCCCGTGCCAACGAAAATCCTGCCGCCGTTGTTGATTACCTCACAATGCCCGCAGCCCTTAATCTGGGCAGCCAGTGCAGAAAGTTTCATCTTCTCACCACCTCCACGTCAGGATCACCGTCTTCGATGAACTCAGGATAGGCACTCTTTGCGCGTTTCCTCGCTTCGCGGACGGCCGCATTCGCATTTTTTGCTTCCGGCTTATACGGCAGATACATATTTTCTTTCGTATAGCTGTCAATGCCAAACAACATGATGCTGAACTTCGCCATCGTCTGCTCCCTTCTGTTTATTTTTCTTTCGGTGGGCATTTCCGGGCTTGAACCGGGTGGGGCCTGTCCCATGCTCATATAAAAAGAAGCCGCCGCGCCGGGCGGCTCCACGCTTTACCTATGCTTATCTTCCCATGGGTTGATATCTATTTGCGCACTCCATATTCGTGCAAAATCGTTCTGTTCCAATGATTTTCAGCGGTTTCCCACAATATGGGCAGAATGTCGGCTGCGGCAGAGCCGGTTCTTCTCCCTCCAAACTCTGTTGTAACCGATAGAGTGCGCACATGAACGATCCCGGCTGCACATACAGTACACATCGTTTCCTTGCTCTACAAATATCGCAATTCATTTTTCACCTCATCAAATACATCCAGCAGAATTTTACCAGCGCCGCCGGGACAAGCACACCCGCCACCAACCAGAGAACTGCTGCCGCGATCACCAGTACCGCGAAAATTCCGGTCGCTTCTATCTTTCCAATTTTCACTTTATGATCCATGTTTTTAGCCATTTTCCCTATCTTTGAAGTCTACAAATCGATCTTCTTCGTCTATCATAAACTCGTCGGCATTCCACACTTCTTTGCAATCCAGACAATATGCCGTCTGGCATTCAGCCGGGCCTGCTGGACTTTTCGTTCTTTTCTTTAGAAGTTTTCCGCGCTTGCCAAGCAGCTGATCGTAAGAAAACATCCAATGATCCGACACGATAATTTGTCCGCCACAGACAGGGCAGGCTTTGCACTCTATGCCTTCTTTCATTCGATTTCTCCTATCTCGTCGCCCCATGCATCCCAACCGGGTACACGTTGACGGGCAAAAAGTTCTATTCTAGGGACATCTCCCAGCAGTTCAACGATTCTGCGTCTTGCTTCATTCGGCTTTGCGCTGTGTTCCTGTATCGGTGATTCTATCACTTGATGCACAGCGTGGCTCTTGATCTGAGCAGCGGCCTTGAATCCCGGTGTTACGCCAAGCAGGCAAATTTCCGCATTCGCCCTTGTGTATGCTCCCATGCCCCAAAAGTTCGTGTCGCTCTTGCGGTTTTTCTTGATCCAGACAAAGGCGCAGGTCTTGTACTCAAATCCCCACGCTTCCATAACTCGCAGAGCATCGGCAATTTGTGGGAACGTTGCCCACATGAAGCACGCCGTGCCCCCCCCCCGCAAGCTGGTGGACAGGTAACGCACAGATGTCATCCGTCGTCATAGTGTGGTAATGCTGCGCCGCATTTCCCCGGCTTTTTGGCCCAGTTCCGTGCTGGCGGTAGCTCCACGGTGGGTCAGCATAGATTACGGAATACTTTTTACTCGGAAATTCCATCTTTTTCTCCAATCATTCTGCTTCGCGGATGATCCACACCCGGTGTTCGCCGTATCCTTCCCAGTTCAGTGCATCCTCATGGCTGCCAGAAACAGCCACGTCCAGCTTATTGCCTTGAATGGCTACACCGCGATCCTGCACAACGCGCACGCCAATGTTTTCTATGTACAGAACGGTTCCAAACGGCAGGCTTTCATCTGCTGCAACAGTCAGCCCCGCCGTCACCGGTGCGCCGCTGGCGGTGATGCCGTCGCCGGTGCCGCAAATGTGCGGGTATTCTTCTGTGCAGTATGCCGTGCACAGAAATTTCCCGGCATATTCCTTTGTCAGCCCATCCGGCAGGGCATTTTCATTGGCGGCAGTCTGTAACTGGTCGATAACTTCTTCATCCTGAATTGCTCTGTCCTGCCAGTTTGCCAGACGGGCGGAATAGATAATGCGCTGTCCTTCCAGATCATCAATACGTCTCTGCATCACCGCAACTTTTGTGGCATTGACAATTTCCGCCGCAAAGAACAGTACCAGAATTGCCTTCGTTTTCGCTGTCATTTCCAAACCTCCTTTTCGTCACCGCGATTGGAAACTCTTCTATTTCACTTGCCCAGCGTGCCGTGCCTTTCCCGTATGTAGTCTCCCACACTAGAGGAAAGCCACCGATTCCGTCAAACAAGCTACCCAGCGTTGCGCCCGCCGGAAGGTATTGCTTCATTTTCTGGGCGATCCAGAACCATTGCGGCAGCGCAATAGAATTTCCGAGGGCTTTATAACGCGGGCTGTCTGCCGCCTTGTGCTTTTTCCCTTTTGTGTCCGTCCATTCTCCAATGTCCGTCCACCCGTCCGGGTAGCCTTGCAGGCGTTCGCATTCTGTTGGTGTCAACCGCCGGACGATCCAGTGAATAGCTTTCTCTGCAATTAGACACTCGCTACCATTTCCAACATTCCCGGCTTTTGCTTTCATGGTTGAACATTTGTCGCTTTTCTTGTAGTAGCTGTAAGACTGTTCGCTGAATGTCTGACGCTCAGTTATGATTGCTGTGTAGTCCGTCACTCTGCTTTCATGGTCTCCGGTAATGGTCGGCACTGTCTTGCCATCACCATTTCCCCGTGCATCAAAGACCTTATACGCTACTGCTGGACGATCAACAGTGTTCAGCGTGTAGCTCTGGTTTTCCTTCACGCCGGAACCATTTGCGCCGGCCGTTTCAGAGCGATCAATAATGTTTCCTGCTAGGCAATAGACCGGCTGAAAAAGGGTCTGATCCTGTAGCGTCGAAAGCGTTCCTGTTTTTTCTGTCTGCACCAGTGCGCCTTTGCCGCCCCCGGCACAGCCTGACCGGATTTTCAAGGTGTAGGCTTGCCCCCCCTGCTGGCCCACCATTCGATCATTTCCAGCAGAGCGGTTTCCATCAGTTCTTGCAACTTCTTGCCACGTCTGGATGCCCTGGTCAGGATGCCCCGGCAGGCTTTCGCGCTCAAATAATATTTTTCCGGCACGTCCACCTGCAAAATCCACGACAAGAGCGATACGCTTTCTTCTCTGGGGCACTCCCCAATATTGAGCGTCGAGCTGTCGCCAAGCCAAGGACCATCCATTTCCGGCAATTGCTCCGGCTTTGCTCCATCTGCCCCCCCCTCGGAGGTCTAGGAATTGAAGCGTCTGGTTGTTCCACGCGGGCAAGTTCTTCCAGCACGGCGCGGAAGTCTTCTCCGCCGTTTGAACTGAACGCTCCGGGAACATTTTCCCAAATAACGACAACTGGATAACTTCCATGTGTCGCCCTCCTCATTTCTTTGATGATCCGAACCGCTTCCATAAACAGCCCAGACCGTTCTCCTGCAAGCCCTGCTCTGCGTCCTGCAATGGACAAATCCTGACATGGACTACCGAAGGTGATGCAATACACAGGTTCTATCTGGTCGCCATGTATCTTTGTGATATCTCCAAGGTGGATCACTTCTTGTCACCCCACCTTGCTTTATGGGGTAAGCCCTGACACGGGCTGCTGCCGATCAAATAATCTGCCACAATTTCGTCATCTTCTGCCCACTTCATTCCCAGAAAATCCGCAACTCCGAAACTGCCGTCTTCGCAGCAATGCGTTTCATGCACAAGCGGTTGGTTTTCAAGTTTCTTCAACGGCCCAATTCCACTGGCGGCAAATATCGCATTTTCCGTTGCGGTCCAGGCTGTCTCTTTATCACCAGTTCCGCCGTTGGTGAAGGTCTTCCCGCACAGCCTGCACCTGAACGTCATGTAGTACCCTTTCATTATTCTTCTCCCTTCTGCTTTTTGTTCTTGCACGGGTGGCCGGAATCGAACCGGCTTGTCTGCCGCTGGGGGATCAGGACGGCAGGTAACTTCCTTTCTACACCCGCATATCAAAACCCACCGCGCAAGAGAGGTGGCGCGGTGGGGCGACCCGTTGCGGTCGGGTCTGCTGCCTTTTGCCTGGGCAATTGGGACAGGGCGTTTCTGCGCTCACGCTGCGACGTGCCGTTCAGCTTATGCTAGACTGCCATGCGGGCACGGTTTAGGAAATACGGACAGGTCGGATTTTCACCGCCTTATACGGAAGGTTAGCGCTGCTTTTTCAGCATCCGTATTTCCCTGCCAGTTTTGGAAGACGAACAAACCTTGACCGGCTTCCATGGAATATGCGAGCAAAGCGGCGCAGGCGGGGTTCGACCCCGCTCCCAGCGTGCTGCGGGCACACCCTGCGCCATATAAAAAACCGCCCGGCCTTCACACATGACAACTTCTACTTATCCGCTGAAAACTCTGGCCGGGCGGTTACATTCAGTTTGTTTTGTGGTGTGTCACACTATATTCTTCGCATTCCTTGTTGTACCCATCGCAGGGCGCGCACCGCTGCGACGTGATACGGAACGTATGTTGACACTGTTCACTCTTCTGTTCGCCCTTCTTTGGGGCTGAATTGGTCTTTGTGGACCTAGCAAGGTTCTTCATTTCTTTTGCCTTATATAAGTAGGTGCCAGTGCCCAGTGGCACCGCATTCAAGCGGAGCTTTGGTTGAACCCTGCGTGTCCGGTAACGGCGCTTGTTGTGAACGGCCCATCCCGGTTTTTCCGGCGGTAAAAGCGTATGTGTCAGGTTGTCCAGTCCTTCATAGAATCGCTTGACGTCCTCTGTGATTTTCTCAAACGCATCTTTGATCGTCTGATACATTTTCAGCAGGTCGCCCACCGGGTCTTCGGACCATTCCCGCGTGCCGTGTTCAGGATTGGTCGTCGTCATTGGCTTTCCGTTCCTTCCGCGCCGCAAACTGTGCGGCGCCTTCCGGGTATCTGGTGGGCATCCCGGTCAGGTCTGCCGTTGCGGCAAACTCCCGCAGGATATGCAGCAGAGGGACAGCAACAACGCCGGTTACTTTCACGCTCATAGGTTCAGCCCCCGTTCTGGTCTTTCCGTGCCTGCTTGTCCACCGCACTGATGATGTGCTTCACCACTTCTTCCATGGGCATATCACCTGCCGGAACCTTGAACATCACGCCCTGCGCCTGACCCGGATTTTCCTTTGCCTGCTTCATTGCATCTGCAACAATTTTCTCCATCATGCTGTCCATGTTGCCGGGCTGGCTGGCAGAAGGATTATTCCGCTTTTCTGCCGTGGCGGCAGTGGCATGGTCATCCTGCTTCTCCGCTGTGTCGGCAGTGGCAACAGGTTCAGCGGCAGGCGTGTCGCCGTACTCGCGCTTCCACATGGATTCAAACAGCGCGTCAATGATTACTTTCGCCATGGTCATAACGGCTTCTGCCTTCTTGCGGTTGCCGTTGCTGGTGTCTGCGATGGTATGTGCAACCGCTGCGGCTGCCATAAAAACCTGATTCGCACTGCCTCCCATTGTTTCCACGCTGAGCGAAGTTTCGCTCTTCATCTTCACGACCAGTTTTCCAATGTTCTTGCTCATAACACGACTTCCTTTCAGGACGGCACATTTCCGCCCACGTCACCAGTACCAGTGGCTTCATGCGAATATTCTTTCAGCTCAATGTCCTGCACGCTGTCTTCATCCAGCCACTTGTTGATGATGCCAAGCAGGTATTGCTTGCGCATCTGAATAATGTTCTTGTTGGTGGTGCCCAGAGAAAACATCTTGATAGCAACGCTCGCTACAAGCTGGGTCAGTTCATCTCCCTGCCCGTTCATTTCCACATAGGCACTTTTCCTCCCCGGCGCATCATGGCCCGTGAAAAACGCCAGAATATGCGTTTTGCTCTTATCCATGTAGTCGTCCCCCTTACGAAGGCAGGCCGTCGTCTGCATCCTGCGGCCTGCTGCCGGTGCCCGCCCAGTCGTCCACAGCAGCGCCAGAGCAGGCAGCACAGTCACCGAAGCATCCGGCGTTCGTGTCCTCTTTCAGCTTTGCCATCGCTTGCGCAATAGCGGTTGCCTTTTCGCCGTGCCACTGGACGCTATGGTCTTTGCCATATTCGATCTCGCTGTTGCGGGCGTTCCATGCATCATCCAGCATACCGTCCAGCTGGTTCTTCATGTCATCCAGCATCTTAATCGCCCGTTCCTTTCCCGGGCTGGACTGCACGATTACGTCAGTCAGTGCCATAGCCGCGATCTGCGTGATATCTCCCGCGTGGCCGTCAACCTGAATTTCGATATCATCACCATTCAGGGTAACAGCTAAGTAGGCATCATACTCTTTTTTTCATCTTTTGTCCTTTCTATTGGTGTGAATATTCGGTCTGGTGGAGCATTCCGGGATTGAACCGGTTCCGGGGCTACACCCCCGGACGCGCCTGCATACTCCATAAAACGGGCGGCTTGACAGGCTGCCGCCCACCCATGCGGGCCGCCCTATGTATTCTTTCAGTCCTCAGTAGGTAGGACCCCCGACTGTCGGAATGGCCGGGGCAGCCGTCTGCGTCCCCACGTTTCCGGCTGCATGGTGGGCGTGATCCGGTGCGCCCAGACCTTTGCGGCTAATCTCGTGGGTCTCTGCCGCCGATCAGCACGCCGCCCAGCAGTAGGATTAGCCACAACGTCACCACGCCCATGCCAAACTCCGTTATCACTTTGACCCAGTACAGCAGCGCTGTCAGAATGACGGCCAGAACCAGCGTTCCCGCCAGAACGGCCACCAGAATAATCAGGTTCATTTCGCTTTTCGCCCTTTCTTCTGCTTGTGCTGCTGCGTCTGCCGGGACTTCCGGCGGTCTTTGCACGGGCGGCAGTACAGCGTGGTCAGCGTGTCGAACCGGCGGTACGCCCCGCCGTCATGCCTTTTCTTGCTGTTGTTCATGTTCCTTCCGCTTCCTGTTCCTCTCGATCAGATTATCCAGCTCTTCCCGGGCCTTCTGCTCTTTCAGCAGTTCGTCCAAGCGCCAGTACCCGTATGACTTTCCCGCCGCGTCCGCCTTGCGCACATCGGCGGTCAGCGAATCAGCGGGCGGGTTCTTATACTTCTTGCGTACCCGTTCCGCAAATCGTTCTGCGCAAACGGGGCACCGCCGGGCGGTGACATTATTTGAAAGGATCACCGCCCCGCAGTCAACGCAGGTCTTGATTATCACCGGTCCATTCCCCCTTGTGGTTCTGGATGTAGCTCCGGATATCCTCCGCAAACTTTTTGCGCTTCCTGCGCTCTATCACTTCAAAGATGGTGTACATCGCCGCACACACCACGACGACTGTCACCGCCGCCGCGCCCATCATCTGGCACGCTCCCGCTTCAGCTGCTTTTCCAGCTCTAAGCGTTCGCACTCCCAGCGATACCGCCGGACACGCTCTTCCAGCAGGTTCACCTTCTGTTCCAGCTTCGTGGTGTAGCTGATGCTGCACCAGCCCCATGTCAGCAGGGCGGCAATGGTGACGATCAGTGCGAACCATACAGCCGGTTCACGTGCGGCTGCCTGCGCGGCATCCACGCCGTAAAACCACATGATGAAGTTCCTCATGCCGGTTCGCTCTCCTTCCCATCTTCCGGTGCCTGTGCGCCAGCCTTTGCCAGCTTCATGCCCTGAACCACGCCTGCGATATAGGTCGCTGCTTCCGGGTTCTCTGCCAGCAGTTCGGCCATTTCCTTGCTCTGGCTCTTGTCTTTCTCGCTCATGCTCTCACGCTCCTTTGTTGTCTGCTCCTTCCCGTCGTGCTATAATATGGTGCCATTGGTGATAAGCAGCGCCGCCGGGAAGTCCGGATCGTAGTTGAACTCGATCCGGGCTTTTGCTTTGTGGTCAATAAATCTCACGACTGCCCCGATTTCTCCCAACTTCTGAAACGCTTCTTCCTTGCGCCACACGCCGATTCCTATGCCGTTGCAATGAATCTCTTCCGGCTTGTAGCCGTAGTGTTTCAGCACTTCGTCCACGTCGAGTTCATCAAATGCTTTTTTGTGGATCACACTTCTTCACCCCCTTTTCTGTTGCTCTCGTGTTGCCCATCTCCTCCCGCCGTGGTACAATAGCCACAGAAAGGAGGTGTAAAAATGAGCCTGTCGTTAACTAAAAAGGCTATCCTTGCCGGATACGCTCATTCCATTTCTCTTAAGGGATTTGAAACAAATCGCCTGTTTCTCGTCACCGCCGCTGGCATCATCAGCGGTATTCCTGTGTTTGATGAAAAAACAGACAATTTGAATGTTACCGTTGCGCAGACGCTCAACTCTGCGGCTCTTGAAGCTGTCTCTAAGGCTGATAGTCCCGATGAAGAGCGTTCCACTGGAAGCGGCGAGTTCATTCTGTTAAGGGATGCTCGGTTTGAAGCCACAACTCCCGTTGTGAACTTCCCCATTCTGACCGTGTTCTACGATCAGATCATTGCCGTGAGCCTTGGTACTGACCCCACCAATCGTTAAGCTCTCGACCTTTTGCCGTCCTTGTACCGCTAATACAAGGGCGGCAATTTCTTTTGCGCTGCCAGTGATTACAATTTTCATCTTCTTCACCCCCTTTCTGTTGCTTTTGTGTTGCCTATCGGAACTTTACAGTGTCATTATAGTCAATTTTCGGAACATTGTCAATGGTTTTCTGGGATTCTTTTGTTGATTTTCGGAACTTTATTTGCTATAATGGGATTGCAGAAAGGTGGTGAATAAAATAAATGACCATCGGCGAAAGAATTAAAGTCCTCCGTAAAGAGAAAAATCTTTCAATGGAGGATTTTGGCTCTGTAATCGGTATGGGTAAGTCTGCTGTCAGCCGTATCGAAAACGGGGTCAATGGAACAACAGATCAGACTATCCGCTCCATCTGCCGGGAGTTCGGTGTAAACGAACAGTGGCTCCGCACTGGCGAGGGCGAAATGCTTGAGCAGACCCGGGCAAGCGTGCTGGATCGGCTGTCCACGGAATACGATCTGAGCAGGGAGCAGCGTTCCGTAATTGAAGCGTTCCTTGATCTGGACCCGCAGGAACGTGACGTGATTCTGAAGTATGTGCATAACGTCTTTGACCGTTCCGCAAAATCCGCAGACCAGAGCACAGCAATACCCGATAAGGAAGCCCGGCGCATTGCCGAGAGCGACGAGTTCAAAGCCCTTCGGGAAAAGAACGAGCCGCTGGAGAGCGAATCGTGTACTACCGCCGGTTAGTTCTTCAACGTGCCGCTTCTGAGTGGCTGAAGAATCACCAGTAAATCCGCGCAAAAAGAAAAAGCCCACCGGGGGACAGGCCCGGTAGGCTTTTTCGTGTATGCAAATTATTCTATGGAGGTATTATCTTATGAGAAAAATTTCTGTCTTTGCTGTTTCCTGTGCCGCCGTTCTCCTTCTTTCCGCTTGTGGCAGTTCTTCCAGTTCCGTGCCTGCATCTAGCGGCGCTTCGTCTGCTGTGTCCAGTTCTTCGGAACCGGTTTCTTCCGTTTCCGTTTCATCTTCTGCATCGGTCGATGATGCGTTTTCCAATTTTGAAGCCGCGCTTTCCGAGAACGGTATTGCTTATACGGAAAAGGTTCGTATGGCTGCTGAACTTATCGGCGGCGTAGACGGTTACAAATACAAAACACCCGATTATAACATTGAGGTGTATACTTTCGATCCTTCGTCCGACGCTTATCTGACTACCGAAAAGGACGGCACCGTTATCATGGAAGGCTTTGGCTCATTCCCTGCTTATGCTCACAACGGCATGGTTCTTGTGCAGACCGACAATCTTCCCCAGGAAGTGATTGACCTGTTTGATGCCATGTAAAGCTCCACATTGTCTTTCTGCAAAGGTGGTGTCCCTATGAAGAAACAACCAACCGGCGGCAAGCGGCTTGTTGCCTACTACCGCTACAGCGGCGGCAGCCATCAAACGGAGCAGTCCATTGAGGGCCAGCGCCGGGACTGCGAGACCTACGCCCGTATCCACGGCATGGTCATTCTGCATGAATATATTGACCGGCATATCTCCGGCAAGACGGACGACCGCCCGGAGTTTCAGCAGATGATCTCCGATGCCGGGAAAGGGATGTTCGACTATGTGATCTGCTGGAAAACAGACCGCATTGCCCGCTCCCGGTATGACAGCATCGTCTATAAAAAGAAGCTCCGCGACAACGGCGTGGAGCTTCTCTATGCCGCAGAAGCCAACGTCGAAGGTTCCGGTGGTATCATCGTGGAGGGCCTGATGGAAGCCCTTGCCGAATACTACTCTGCCGAACTGGCCGAGAAGGTGCGGCGTGGTATGCGGGAAAGTGCCCTGAAGGGCAAGGCTATCGGCAGTTCCCGTCCCCTTGGTCTTACCGTGGACAAGGACAAGAAGTATATCATTGACCCCGCCGGGGCTGCCGCCGTGCGGTATATCTTTGAGCAGTACGCCGCCGGGGCGGCATCCTCTTCCATCGTTGCGCACCTGAACGAGCAGGGCTTGTGCACCAGCCGGGGCAACCCGTTCAACAAGTCCAGCGTGGTGCGCATCATCCAGAACGAGGTGTACCGGGGCGTGTATGTCAGCCCCAAGTTTGACGTGCGCATTGAGGGCGCAGTACCGGCCATTATTGACGACGATCTATGGGAGAGGGCGCAGAAGATGTTTATTCGTAACCGTCAGAGCCGTTCCCCGCGCAATGACCGCGCGGACTACATCCTGTCCGGCAAGCTGTTTTGCGGCGAGTGCGGCACTGCCATGAAGGGCGTGTCCGGCCACAGCAGCAACGGCGAGGTGTACTTCTACTACAACTGTCCGTGCAAGGACTGCCACCGCCGGAACATCCCGAAGGACGAGCTGGAAGGTCTGGTGATCCGCACCGTCTGTAACGACGTGTTGCAACCGGACGTGATGGATCGCATTGCAGACAGTGTGATCGAAGCCCAGACCGCCGAACTGAACCAGCCCAACCCGGAGAAGGAAGCATTGCAGCACGAGCTTGCCGACGTGCAGCGCAAGGCAAAGAACCTGCTGTCTGCATTGGAGAACGGCACCGCCGGGGCTATGCTGACCAACCGCCTTGCCGAACTGGAACAGCAGGCCAACACGCTGTCCTATCAGCTGTCGTCGCTGGAATCTGAGCCGAAGTTCCCGGTCTTCTCCAAGGAAGAAGTTCTGTACCTGTTGGAACAGTTTCTCATTGCACCCAGCGAGAAAACCAAGGCATACCGCCGCCGCCTGATCGATACCTTTGTTAGCAAGATCGAGGTAAGCAATACGGAACTGACCATCTATTTCAACATTGCCGAGGAAGATTGTGGAAAAATGAAAAAAGCTCCCCAGTCGAACCAGCCCGAAGGCTGTTCGACTGAGAAGCAAATGGTCCGAGTGGCGAGAATCGAACTCACGGCCTCTTGAACCCCATTGTGCTTCTCTCGAAAACACAATGTACAATCCGATACTGCCTAGACTCAGTATCGTTAAATTTCAAATGTATTATACCATTCTGTTTCATTGGATGTCAAGACGTTTCATTCCTTTTGTGGTCAAATTGTGGTCAAACGACCCCGACAAATGACTTTTCTCCCCCAGCTAAGTTACATCGCGCAATTTCGATTTTCATCAATCGAAGTTGCGCTTTTTGTTTGCACGAATTATCTATAAGGAGGATTTGTCAACCATGTCAATGAATCATCGTTGTTTTTTCATCCTTGACAGAATTGTATGACCCTTGACTACTTTTACGGACAGGCCGGAGAACTCTTTTCGTTCTTCCGCATTCCAAAGGCTCTTTTTCAGGAGCAGCGGTTTCAAGATCTGTCAACCGATGCCAAAACTCTGTACGGCATCCTGCTTGACCGCATGAGCCTTTCTGTTAAAAATGAATGGTTTGACAAAAAAGGTCGCGTGTTCATCATCTTCACGATTGAGGATGTCAAGAGGACTTTGCGTTGCGCAGACAACAAAGCGACCCGACTGCTCCGGGAACTTGAAAAATTTGGTTTGATTGAACGAAAACGTCGAGGGCAAGGAAAGCCATGTTTGGTGTATGTGAAAAACTTTTCGGCAGAATCTTCAAAGGAGAGTGTCAAGAATCGTGATAATGACGATTCTTGTGGCTCTAAAATCGCTTGTCAAGACCCGGTAAAATCACGAGGTATTAAGAAAAAAGAGAATAAAACAGAGATGAATAATACGAATCCTATCCTTTCCGACGAATCGGAGAAGATGAAGGATCGCGAACTGCTCGAAGAATATTTTTCATGCTCTTTGGAGATAGACCTTCTTCTCCGGCTTTACCCGGATGATGAAGATACCCTCTATCAAATCGTGAATTTGCTGGTGGACACCTGCGCCACCAAACGCAAGACGCTACGCATTGCCGGGGACGATAAGCCCGCCGAGGTGGTGCGCAGCCGCTTTATGAAGCTAAACGCCGATCATATTCGCTTTGTGCTGAAGTGCCTTGCAGAGAACAGCAGCCCGATCCGAAACATGAAGCAATACCTGCTCGCTTCTCTGTACAACGCACTCACCACGATGCAGCTTTCCTACCAGAACCAAACCAACCACGACTTAGCGATACGGAGGTGATAAAAATTTCAAAGAAAGCAACCACGATTGCCATCGTCAACCAGAAAGGCGGCACCGGCAAGACCACCACCTGTGAAAATCTGGGCATCGGGCTGGCGATGGAGGGCAAAAAGGTTCTGTTG